TTGATAGCACTGAAAGTCTGACGACAAAGCAATACTCCTGTTGTTGCTGCATTTAATACTCCAGATTCTGTTACTGCTTTTGAACCTGATGGACTAAATGTTTTAACTAACTGAAATGTATCATATGCAACTGTAGTAGTAATGTTTGTTCCTGAACCCGCTGCTCGAGTAAGGCCTGTATCAGTTGTTTCTGTTCCAAGAGTTGTATCTGTAGCTGTAGCCGCAGATGTTCCTGTTCCAACGCCAATATAATCAAATGCTGTAGCACCAGAAGTTATATCTGTGCCTATAAGCTGCGCAACTTCCTTAAAACCTAAATTCATAACTGCATTAGGTGTTTCTACTGTCTCCATAAGACTTCCCGCTTTATCGAAGTGGTCTATTTTAAACCATCCTTTCAACATAGTTTTTTCTTCCATTTTTTTTACCTCCTTTCAGCTATATTATAAATTTAAGATGAAACGTGTGCTTTGACATTTCCGTCTTTATCTTTACATGTGACTTCTAGCTTGTCAGCTATTTGTGTGTTTTGTATTCCCTTTTGTGGTTTTTTTTGTTCTTCTTCTTCCATTTTGTCGTAAGCATGAAGCATCTGATGAAAAACTCTTGCTATGTTTAGTATTCTCTTTGGGTTGTTTAGTAAATCTTTCAGTTCTTCTTCGTCCATTTTTGTGTAGTTACTTATCTTGTTTTTTCTTAAGTTTGTCTACTTCGATAACTTTACCTTTCTTGTCATCTCGGTAGGCTGCATAGTCTTGCTTTATTTTTCCGTCTTTCCCTTTATTTACAATCTGTATTCCAGCTGCCATAACTTATTTAGAACTATAATCTATATAAACTTATCTATATTTTTATTAAATGTACACTTACTCTCTAGTTTCACTCTTGCTTCCAGCACCAACTCTCAAATATAATAATCCAGATAAGTCATCATTTATTGTGAGTGTCATCTTATCTTCATCTTCTGATTTAAGCACAACTTCTTCATAGTAGGAAATCTTTCTGTCATTAAGTTACCGTCCCAGTAACATCAGCGTCTGTAATCGTAGGTTCTTCTATCATCATTCTATCTATGTCACCAACTAAAGCTGAAGTTGAAAAGTATCCCATAGTTAGTCTAATATAAATCTTCTTATCAGAAGCTAATAAAAACATCTCTCCATTCTTTACATCTCCAACTGGTGGTAAACTTGTTACTATATATCTTTAGAATATATAAAACTTTCTGAAATAAAAAAAATAAAAAAAAATAAAAAAAATTTATGAAACCCTATTTCTTGGGTTTCTCTTTTGGTGCTTCAACAACTTCTTCTGGTTTGCTCTTAATATATTCCTTATATACTTCAAGGCCCATTTCAAGGTCGTTCATCTCATCAACTTGGTCCATATTAAGACCATGCAAACATCTTCGTCCATCAATTATTGATATTCCATTTGCTGCTTGTTCTTCTGTAACTTCCAAATTATCTCCAGAAACTTTTACTTTATCCTTAGCCATTTTATGCTTGACTTGGATAAGCAATTATTGCTCCATCTGCACTTACGTCTGTATTACCTACATCACTACAATAACTTGAATTCCAGATGTCTGTTGCATATCCTGCGCAATTTGTCTCATAAGCTGTTGCTGCAATTAAGTTTTGCATTACCATGTTCTCCTTTCCAACACTGTGCTTATTTGTTGCAAGCGCCATTGTTAGTCCTGGCATGATTACACATCCTTTAATTAAACCACTTCTCATATCAACGTCAATTCCGTTAGTACATTTATCGTCGAATAAACAATCTTCTATAACTGTTCTATACTGAACTGAATGTCCGGGTGAAATACTTAAAATTCCTGTTAAAACACTTGTAAATTTACAACCTCTAATTGTAACATCGTTACTTCCATTAATTGTAATTCCTGCTAGTGCTGTTGTTGTTGTACTTCTAAAGATACAATTCTCAACTGTGAATCCCATTGCATTCTCTGCCATATCTGCTGCTGTTACAACTGCAATTCCTACACTTGATGTTGCTCCGTTTGGTCTAAATCTGAATCCGCTTACGTAACAATCTCTTGCGTTTACTGTCAAACAAACTGCGTCTGCTGTTGAACAAGTCCAAGCAATACCTTCCGGGCTATTGCCACATCCTATAATTCTTAGTCCCATACTAGCTGCAGGGATTACTACATCTTCAGAATAATCACTTGTAAGTGTTCCTGAACTTTCTTCGTTTGCTGTTCCAGCAACTAAGATAGTATCATATGCACTTGCTGCAGCTACTGCCGCAGTGATTGTAATAAAACCTGTTTCCCATGTCTTACCATTTCCGGCTGCATTCAAATTAGAATCAACAAACCATACATCTCCTTGTAGTGGTGCTAAAGGCATTCCCTTAACACGCATATTATCTACAACTTCTAAATTTTTAAATTTAGCGCTACCACTATGCATTCCGTATCTTCCGCCTATTTTATTAAAACTACTCATTTTTTCTTTACCTCCTTTCAATTATTTGGGTCCATCGTCTAAGACGAATCTCTACCAGCTTTCGCTGGGCCTTCCAAATCCTTGATTTGAATATGAAAATAAATAAAAAAATAAAAAAAAATAAATTATTTATTTGTATGTTTACTTGTCTGTAACGTCTAAGTGAACAATAGCATCGTCGTGAATAATTCCAACTGCATAAGCTGATTCCAAAATTATCTGTTGCTGACTTCGTTCTGGTCTAGGCACAATGTTTAATTGTGGTTCTAGTCCCCAAACTAATGCCGCTCCATTTCCTTTTGAAGTCAATACACATCTGTGCATATCTACTCCACTAGCCATAGTTGTTGCATCGGGAGCTGTTGCTCCACCAATAGCACCTTCTGTATTTGGTGCAACGATTACGTCAATACCTAGGTATCTTGCGATTTGACCATTTAGTACTGCTTCTCGTCCTCCAAATTCAGCTGCGTTTACAAACTGTGAATCTTTCAACAAACTTTCCTCTTGCTCTGGGGCAATGAATAACATATGTCCTTCAGTCCAAGGATTCTTAGACTGTGAACTTGCTGCTTCAACTCCTCCACTCCAATACATACATTTTGTACTAATCAAGTATCTTCGTGCTTTAGCAATTATATCTGTTGTTAAAATATCTCCAACTGCTAATGAATCATCAGTTGTAGCAACTCCACCAAAAATTCTTTGTGTTCCTCTAGCCGATGTTGTAGAATCTGTAGCATCTCCGAACGCTGTCGCAACTGCTGAATCCACTCTATCACCAATAGAATACACTAATTCTTCTTGTGCAGCTTTAACTAATTCTAGTGTGCTAACTCTCAATGCGTAATTTGTAATAGCAATTCTAGCTAAACTCATTACTGGAGTAATAGTAACACCAGTCAGATTATCCATAGTAGTAGACGTAATATCTCCGTCAGTTTCTGCTGTTACTGCTGTAACACTTCCACTTCCAAGATATGCTGTCCTTTTTGGTATAACAACGTCTTTGTTTCCTTTAGGGGCGCTAGTTACATAACATGCTTGTGTAAAGTAAAGTCTCTTTTTAGCTGCATCCTTAATGTTCTTCAGGAATAATACTCCCTGTAACTGGTATGCTGTACTCATTTGAGAACCACGATTACTACTTGCTTGTGTATAAGCTAGCTCCTTTATTGTTTCTTCCATTATATGAATTTCATAGGTTTATCTGCGGAATTTAATAAGTCACAAAACATGTTTGAATCGTATTTCTCATTATCTCCTACAGAATTTGAAGAAAGGTTTCTAATTGTTTTGCTTTTTGGAGCATCAAGTTTAGCTTTTATTTCTGCAAGCTCTTTCTTAACTGCTGTAAGTTCTTTAGCTTCTGGTTTTGATTCAGATTCTACTACTACTTCTTCTTTAGCTTCTGCGTTATCTTCTTCCTTCGGAAGTAACACATCTCCTTCTGGGTCAGTAGACTCATCTTCTTCCTCTTCTGCTTTAGGTTCCTCTTCAAGCTTTTTGCTAAGAAGTGAAACTAATTTATCGAATTTTACAGATAGCTCTTTTAGCAAATCTTTTTCGGAAAGTTCCTTTTCGGCTGGTTCTTCTGCGGGTGCAGGTTCTTCAACTGCTTCGGTCTTTTCCTCAACAACTTCTTCCTTTTTTTCTTCTTCCATTTCTTTTAACCTCCTTTCAGCTATATTTTTTGAAGATTTACCTCCTTCGGTTTCTTCTTCAATATTATCTTTGCTAAGCAGGTATTTAGAAACTATCACTGTTCCTTTTTCCTTCTTTGAAAGATTGATATAAGCATCTCCACAAGCTGGAGTTGTAACGATAGAAAAGTTCTCAAAAGAAAAGTTTTTCATTTTTCCTTTCTCATCTTCTTCTCCTTTAATTTTAGCAGAAATCCCAAACTTAGCCATGGCTTGAGTAAGTAAAGTGGCTATCTTTTCGTCCCATAGTTCGAGGTCTCCAAAAACTCTACCTTGAGATGCCAATACTGGATTCTTAACATAACCAACGAATGCACCAGTGTTTTTATCGTCATGATTTAGCCAAAGAGAAATCTTAGTTTTATCTACCCAGTCTGTTCTTGCGAAGCCATCTCCTATTTCCATGGCGGTATATTCATTGTCATTCCATACTCCCGGAGAAATAAGTAACCTGTTAGGTATTACCACAGGTAGTTCTATTTTGTCAGCCATAGATTTTATAGGAGTTGCTATTATATAAATATTTCTATTTGTCTATTAAATTATACTTTCTTCTTTTTGGGATTTTTTATCCTCTTTTTCTGGACAATTCCCTGAGCCTGATAACTAGAATTAAGTGGATTCCCGGCAGTATCGCCAGAATCAGTCATCAGCTCTTCCTCTTTTTCTTCCCTTTCTTTCTCTTCCTTTTCTCCCTCATCTTCGGGCTCTTCTTTTTTACTTCGCACATCAGCTATTCCTTTTGCAGTTTGTGCTTTCTCTTTATAGGTAATAACTGGACCCCATTCAAGTTTTGGAACTTCATCAAAACCATTTGCTTCTGATATTGGTTTGAAAATTAATCTTTCAATTTTTCTAGCAGTTCTATTAGCTATCGTGTTAAGAGACAATTCAAAGATTTCCAACTGAGTTCCTAGTGTTGCACGATTAGTTTCCTCGCCAAGACCACTAATAAAAGGAACTGGCACACCAAGTGCGGCACTCTGCATCGCTGTTAGATATTTTAAGAATCCCTCATAAGTATCTATTGACTTAACATCTAAAGTAGTAAGTTCTACATAGTGAGGGATAGCCATATATTTAGAATAATCAAGTGTCTTTAGGTTTTCTAAAACATTCGCTGTCATTTGTGGAGTTGGGTGAATGTTCTCGTTTCCTACTTTAGCAATTATAGGACTAAACCCTCTACGGCTAGTTGATTCTGCTCCAGCCTTAAGAAGATTAAGTTTCCAAATAGTAGCCTTATATCCTGGCTCTACTTTTCCAATTCCTTCAAATCCAGCACCGTATGTATAAAACGGAATATATGCTATATTCTTTGCTTTAACAAATATTTGGTTATCTGCTACTACTGCAGACGCTGGCGCTTCATCACCTAAACTTCCTTTTTCAATTCCAAAAGGAAGGGTCTGAACATAACCTATTGGTTTTTCATTAATATCTAAAAGTATATTTCCGGTAGAGTTCCTAACGAAATCCATTTCTTTTGGATTTAGAATCTTTATGTCCACTGGCTTAGTGTCTCCAAGATTCCAAACTAACTCATTCCAGCTTCCGCCATAAATATAACTGTCTTGAAAGATTCTAGTAAGTATATCGTCCCATGTAGAGTCTGCACCAATCTCTCCAAGCTCATCAATAAATTTCTCGAAGAATTTTCTAACTGAAGCCTTCTCGGCAGTTATCTTGTATCCGGCAGACATAATAACTTGCACTGCAACATTTACAGCATTAAAGATAAAACTATCAGTTAGGTAGGCATACTCTAACTCATCTTTTGGGACACGTTCTTCTTTCTTAGAAATAGACTTTGTTTTAGAATCTGCGTCTTTCTTAGCATCACCTTGAGCAAGATTATAATATTCTTGTCTATCTAGTGTATTTTCCTGTCCAAGTAATGCTTCAATAATAGTTGGCATTTTATACTAGCCTCTTTTTTAATTTAATAAAACTTCTTGGTAAAACTTCACCAAGGACATAGGGAATAAATCCCCAACCAATCCAGCTATACCAAGTGAATGAAAGTCCAAATACACAAAACACCATGAAGTTTAAAACGAAGCCATCTATAAGTATTTCTGAAAAAATTAGAAAAATCTCCATGAATTTTGGGTTTTTCTTAAGTTTTTTAAGTATTTCCATGTTTTTTATAGGTTTTCAAAGTTTATAAAACTTATGCTGAGCAAATACAATCCGTATAAACTCTCTCTGCGGCGGCATCAATACACGCCATCGCAAGAGCCATAACTGTATCGTCATGTGTTCCAGTAGAAACATATTTAGCAGCAGTTAATCTTGTTCCTGTTTTGTCCGTAGTTACTTCTTTAAATTTAACTAACTCTAAAGCCAACTTGTTTACAAAGACTTGTGTGCTTGGGTCATTCTGGTTAAATGGAATTACTAGACTCTTCTCTTCTAAAACTTTCTTTAAGTTCATAAGGAGTCTATTTCTATTAGTTGGGTGAAAGTCTTGAGCCTTAACTGGAAGCGCCATGTTTCTCAATTCTTCTATAACAGCATATCCAATATTACTTTGGTCTACAACTATGCTAATAAGATTTTTATTATATACGCTAGCCAATTCTACTATTCTATCTATCTTAGATTTAATAGACCAACCCCTATGAACTTCTCCATGACGAATAACTATGTGCCCACCAACTCTTTCAACTACCACAAAGCAATCATAATCTGCTCGTGGTCCTGCACTTATAGCTAAATCTACACCTATGTAAATATTTCCACCCTCTGTAGAAAAAGTAAATTGTCTATCTGCATCAAAGCAGTCCTCTATCATAGCATAAGTAAAGATTGCATTTTCTTCCTCTGCTTTCGGATTACACATAAAGTTTTTTTCGAAATAGTTTTCCCCTAGTTCTAATTTTAATTTATCAAGTTTTTCTAGTGGAAACCTAGTGGGCCATATTGCTTTTCTTTCTCCGTTTACCATAACAATCGCCGGATAAGTTCTGTGAACATAATCTAGTCCTGGCTTATTTAGTCTAGCCATTAAGTCCACTGGTGATTCTGGAGTGGAAATCAAGATAATTTTACCCTTTGGATTCAGTCTTGGAACAATGTAATCTAGATAAATTTCTGGTCTGTCGTAGGAAGCAGCTTCGTCTAGGATAGAATAGTCTGTTCTTTCACCCTTTACATTAATTGAATAAGGTCTTACAAAAATTCTACAGCCAGTAGTAGTAGTAACTGCTTGTTTACTCCAAGACTTGTCTGCGTTTTGTGGTCTAAGCTCTTGTAGAAGTTCGTTGTTATCTATTGTTGCTCTAAGAATTTCAAGCTGTCTAATTGCTTGTGGAAGTGTTTTGGAAATAATCATTATTTGTTTATTTTTTTTAGTAAATGCAACCCAAAGTGGATAGGCTATATTGAAAAGAGTTGATTTAGAAAAACCAGAGGGTGCAAGAATAACTACACGATTATTGTTTTCAGCAAAATTAAACCACTCTAACTGAAACTCTTGAATTCCACCATACTCTGCTTGGTATAATTCTTGGAGAACTACATTGCACCAGAATTTGAAATCGTGTTTACACTTGTAAAGAAACTCTGCCATATTCATGTCGCCCATCATTTGCTTTATAGTTATCATTAGATGTAAGACGGAATAGTCGGTTTCTCCCTTTTGCTTTTTCTTCTTCTGGGTGTATTAAAAGTTAATTCATTAAAATCTAATTTCTTTTTTTTATCTCTAGAAGCTACAATAAAAGAGTTGCATCTATTTTCTTCTAACAATCCTTTGGCGGTTGATTTTTCTTTAGTAGTTAATTTGCCACTCTCCTTACATTTAATTAAAGTTATAAAAAATGGTATAACTAACTTGCTATAACTATCTTCTGCTAAATTTATCTGTGTATTCACCACTAGAGACCTTCCAGCATCATCTGTAAATGGCTTCCATGCTACGATGTCTGGAAAGGATTTGGATTGTACCATACAACTAAATCCCATGTTTTTTAAATGCCTTACAACGCTTCTATGAAAATTACTTTCTTTACTCATTTTAAATCGTAATACTAAAAGAAGGATAATTTATAAATGTTTGTAAAATCGTAATAATATATATAAATGCGAAACATTTAAATACCCATAGATATTAAATAGGATATGGAAGAAATAAAATTTGGAGACTTGGTATTGAAGGGTTGGAAACTAAATGATAAGAAAGTAAGAAAGTGTACACCGACATCCGGAGCACTTTACTTGCATAAATCTCTTATCGGAAAAAGATTCGACGTATTTTTAATTCCAAAAGATGAAGTTCCTCAAGTAGAAGACGAAGTAAAGAAACTAGAGGAAAGTCTAAAAAACAACTTAAAAGAGCTAAAAGAAAATTAACTACAAAGTAATAACAAATGACAAAAACAAAACAAATAGGTACTTTTAACAAAGCAATGGTTGCTCTGCGAAAGGGACTAACAATAACACGACCATGTTGGAAAGATAATTCTTATTGGTATCTGGGAATAGATGAAATAATTTTTTATAGTGGTGGAGATAAAGCTACAATTCACTTAAATCAAATTCAAGCAAATGATTGGGAGGTTTATGAGAAGCCAAAGCCAAAGAAAGAAACTCCAATAAAACCAAAAGATAAACCAATGGATACTCATGTATGCTATAAGTGTGGTCAAGGGTTTGAGAAGTCGGGAGACCTAAAAAAAACAATTCATCACGCTATACCAAGATGCTTAAAACCCAAACATAACATAAAGATACCTGTACATAGAAAATGCCATGAAAAAATAAACGATACATTCATTCTTAGAAATAGGCTAGAGAAAATTAAAAAACTATTAAGTGAGGTGGATAAATGACTAAAGTTTTTATATACAAAGAAATGTGCATCATAGAAGAGTTAAAAAAAATAAATGCTCATCACTATCCGGCTAGTTGGAGTAGTACAAACACAGATGGTGAAAGAAATAAAGCCACCTATCGTATGATAGAAGCACTAATTGAAGACATAAAAAAATCAGCAGAGGTAACTATACATGATTAGTCCAAGACAAGAGCATATAGAAGGAGTCCTCTGTGGAAAAGGACTGATGAAAGAAAAATACAATCACGACACAGATGAACTAGAAAGAAGCTTAACTACTAAGGGAATAAATGTGGCAGAAGATTTACTAAAAGACAAGGAATTTATAAGAGAATATCTTTTAATGGCTAAAGATAAGTTTTCTAAATTTCCAATTGAAACTCAACAAATGCTATGGAAAAATCTAATAAACCAGATAGAAAGAATAAATACAAGGTAAGGCGAAGAAAGAATAAAGAAGTAACTAAATTCTTTTGTGAGATGTGCGAGAAGCTAATAGTAGACCCCAAAGAAATCAAAACTAGGAAAAACTATTCACACGGAAAGAAGTCTAAAGCAAGTACAACAATAGAGCATAGAATTGATGGTGGAGTTTGCGTGGTATTAAAAAAGAAAAAGAAACGAGAACTATGAAACTAAAAGTCCTACAAATCGAAACCACAAACCTTTGTAACGCTAAATGTGTATTTTGCATACATAATAAGATAAAAAAGTTCGGAACTATGAATGACAAGCTTTTTTTAAAAATTCTAAATGACGCAAAGGAAATAGAATCACTTGAAATAATAGTGCCTATGATGTTAGGTGAACCATTTTTAGACAAGAAAATTATATCCAGACTAAAACTAATAAATAAAATACTTCCCAAGCTGACCATTGCAATCTTCACAAATGGCTCGTTACTTACAAAAGAACTCGTAAAGTCACTATCCAAAGTAAACAACCTAAAAGTCTACTTCAGTCTAAACGGAACTGCCAAGACTAGAAAAAAGCTTATGGGCTTAGACGACTTCAAACATGTGGTAGAGATGATTCAACTCTACGCTTCCTACGGAAAAGATTCAATCGTCCAAATCGTAAAACATCCATCTGTATCTAAATCAGAACTCGCAGAGTTCGAAAATTTTTTTTCAAATCCACATATCAAAATCAGCATAATATCTTATAAAAATTGGTCTGGGGATAAATTCTGTGCCTTTGGCAAAACTAATTGTAACCGTGCTATGCACGAAATGACTATAATGTACACAGGAATAGTAAATTTATGTTGTATGGAATATGGAAAAGTTACCTTTGATGATGTAACTTATGAATCTGTAAAAAATATTTGGAATAGT